GGCGCACGGCGTACCCCCATAAGGAATATTTCCAATGTACACTTCTAGGGTATGGTAATAGGCAAACCGCTAAAATTTTTAAAATTTTTTTCAGGAAATATTAAATGCCTAAACAGCAACCGATAGCCTCCGCTAAAGAAGAACAGGCTCTTATGTCTTTTCTTTGGTCACCTGAGGTAGCCGACAATCCTCTTAATTTCGTGATGGCCGCATACCCATGGGGCGTAAAAGGAACACCGCTAGAAGGAATAAACCAACCACGTAAATGGCAAATACAGGTATTAACTGAGCTTGCCGCATACATTAAATCCGCTAATAGAGAGAAAAAGAGAACTGGTATTCCGCCAGAAATGTTTCGAGAAGCAATTTCATCTGGACGCGGTATTGGTAAATCCGCGCTATTTAGCTGGATAGCTAATTGGCATGCAAGCTGTGTAATAGGCAGTTCTACTTGGGTAACAGCAAACGGCGAACCACAGCTTAAAACAAAGACGTTTCCAGAGATAAGCAAGTGGACGTCAATGCTTATAAACTCACACTGGTTTGAGATAACAGCGACTAAAATAGCGCCAGCTGAATGGCTAGCAGAGGCAGTGCAGCGAGATTTGAAAATTGACCCGGGGTACTGGTATATAGCCGCGCAGCTTTGGTCAGAAGAGAATCCGGATGCTTTTGCCGGTGCGCATAACACCTACGGTGAAATGTACCTATTTGACGAAGCGTCAGGTATTCCAGCGCCTATTTGGACTGTAGCGCAAGGCGTATTTACCGAACCGACTATCCACAAATATTGGCTGGCATTCTCAAACCCACGTAGAAACACTGGCGCTTTCTTTGATTGCTTCCACAAGAACAGAAACTCGTGGCGTAATCGTAAAATAGACGCTCGTACTGTAGAAGGAATCCCTCCTACAACCTACCAAGCTATTATCGAATCGCACGGAGAAGAAAGCGATGAAGCTAGAATCGAAGTGTACGGCGAGTTCCCTAAGCAATCAGGGAATCAGTTTATCGCACTAGACCTGGTAGAAGACGCCGTTGATAGGGAGCTTTCACCTGACTCAGGCGCTCCGTTGATAATGGGCGTAGACGTTGCAAGAAGCGGAGCTGATGCGTCAGTTATACGCTTGAGACAAGGCCGTGATGCAAGGTCTTTCCCTGTGCACAGATTCACTAAGATAGACGGAATGCAACTTGCCTATCGAATAGCAGAGCTAATAGATAAATATAATCCGGACGTAGTATGCATTGACGCTGGCAATACTGGCGCCGGCGTAATTGACAGACTCCGAGAAATGCGATACAGAGTTAACGAGGTTTGGTTTGGATCAAAATCTGAAGACAAACACTATGCTAATCTTCGTGCGTTGATGTGGGGTAGAATGCGTGACTGGCTACGTGGCGGATGCATTGACAACAGCCAGAATTTAATAGATGACCTTACAGGCCCAGAGTACAAGTATTCTAGCAGCGGCGATGCTCTGCTACTAGAATCGAAAGAAGATATGCGCGCCCGTGGGCTTTCTAGCCCAGATGACGGAGACGCCTTGGCGTTAACTTTCTCAGTTAGAGCGGCAAGATCAGATATTCCTGCATCAAGAAAACGCCGAAGCACTATCGCAAAAGATGTAGATTATGATATATTTGGGTGACTAGTTCTCAGAAAAGGAGCCGTTATGTCAGGAATGTTCGGTGGTGGTGGATCAGCGCCTAGCGTGCCAGCTACCCCACCTCCACCGCCGCCGCCAGCAGATACTGAGGGCGCAGCTGAAACGGTGGACGCGGCTAGCCGAGCTGAGCGCGCACGCCGACTTGCTGCAGGTAGGGCGAGTACAATTCTGTCTGATAGCGCAGAAAAGGCTGTTCTTGGCGGCGATTCTACGACTAGCGCTAAGAAAACGCTACTAGGGGCATGAGGAAAAGATAATGGCAGGAACATCAACTGGCGGTGGCGCGTCGAACAGAGACGTAGGTAATTTTTGGTATTCTAGTATGTATAAGCCGATGATGGCTAGCAAAAATTCCGCTAATACGACGGGTACTGAGTCTACTTCAACTACCGCTGCAGGTTCCGCTGACGTAGCTTCAGCAGCAGCTAACATATCCGCAGCAAACGCAGAAGAAAATAAAAACAAGAAAAACATCAGTAGGGCTAGCAATTATCTAGGTCAAGGAACCTCATCGGCATTAGGTATGTCTGTCTCTAATAAAACTTTGCTAGGAAGCTGATATGGAAGCAGGAGACTTGGGCCGAGAAATCATTGCACGAGTAGATAAACTGGCTGCTAATCGCTCTTCGTGGGAAAGCAATTGGAACGAAATAGCTAAGCGAGTTCTACCTTTATACTCTGATTCGTTTACCGCTGGCGGTATGGGTAGTAGAGCCACACAGGGCGAGCGGCAAACAGATTACATGTTTGACAGCACCGCAGCCAATGCGCTAATGCGCTTTTCTGCAGCGATGGAGTCTATGCTAACGCCACGAAACGCTAAGTGGCACAGACTGCGTCCTACAGAACCTAACCTGATGAAGGATAAGGCTTCTCGCCTGTGGTTTGAACAGGTGAACGACGCGCTATTCTACCATCGGTATAGCTCAAAAGCTAATTTTGCTAGCCAACAGCACGAAAACTACATGTCCCTTGGCGCATTCGGAACCGGGTGCATGTTTGTAGACCAGCTTAAAGGCGGCGGATTACGGTACCGCTCTATCCATCTCGGAGAAATATACTTTAGCGAGAATCATCAAGGCCTGATTGACACAGCGTATCGAAAATTTCCGTACACAGCTAGACAAGCTTGTCAAATGTGGGGCGATAAAGTTCCTAAGGCGTGTATAGACGCGATGGAAAAAGACCCGGAGCGCGAATTCTTATTCGTTCACGCAGTTATTCCGCGCGACGACTACGATCCTATAAAAATCGATTATCGTGGAATGCCTTTCGCGTCTTATTACGTAAGCTGCGATGAAAAACGCGTACTTAGTGAGTCTGGCTTTCAAACTTTCCCGTACGCCATTAGCCGCTATACAACAGCACCAGGTGAAACGTACGGAAGAAGCCCTGCTATGATGGCTCTTCCGGCGATTATGGTGCTTAAAGAAGAAAAGCAGACTCTTCTTAAGCAGGGACACCGCTCTGTTGATCCTGTTCTGTTAGCGTTCGACGACGGAGTTTTAGACACCTTTAGCTTAAAGCCTGGAGCGATTAATTACGGCGGTGTTTCAGCCGATGGACGTCCGTTAGTACACGCTTTGCCTACAGGTAATATCTCTGTTGGAAAGGATATGATGGATGATGAACGCGTCGCTATCAATGACGCGTTTTTAGTCACGTTATTCCAGATACTAGTTGACACTCCTCAAATGACCGCTACTGAGGTAGTAGAGCGCAGTCGAGAAAAAGGGGCGCTTCTTTCTCCTACGATGGGGCGACAGCAGTCAGAAGCCCTGGCACCGTTAATTGAGCGCGAGCTCGATTTACTTTCTCGCCAGCGCTTATTACCGCCTATGCCACCAGCTCTTAAAGAAGCTGGAGGAGATTTTCAAATCGAATACGACTCTCCTTTATCTCGCAGCCAAAAAGCCGAAGAAGCTGCAGGTCTTATGCGTACTGCTGAATTTGCCGTACAAGTTGCAGCTAATACGCAAAACCCAGCCCCAATGGATTTCTTCAATTGGGATGCTATTATCCCTGAGCTTGCTTCGATGAACGCTGTTCCAGAACGCTGGATGAAATCCATGGAAGAAGTAGCAGCTATGCGAGAAGGACGCAATCAACAGCAACAGCAGGAGCAATTAGTAAATGCTATGCCTGGAGCTGCAGCCATGGCAAACGCACTCGCAAAATCTCAACAAGGATAAAATATGGAAATGTCGCCAGCGGAAAGGCGCGCAAGATTTATTATCTCTGAGCGTAAAAAAGCGTATACTTCTATATTCAACAACATAAACGCCGAGGCGGTATTATCAGATTTAGACGAGTTCTGCAGAATGAACGAATCTACTTTTAACCCAGACCCAAGAATTCACGCGCTTTTAGAGGGTCGGCGCGAGGTTGCACTTCGTATCAAGCATTACTTGACCCGTACCGAAGACGAACTATTCGAAATCACAAAAAGGAAATAAAACATGGAACAAAACCAAGCCCCCGCAACCGGGACAAGCGCGGTTAATGCGCTTACTACTCAAGGCGCAGACTTCCAAAGTACGCAACAAGCACCACAGTCTACTGCGCCAGCCATTCCTTGGTTAGAGGGCGCATCAGAAGATGTATCAGCCTTCGTACAAAATAAAAAGTGGCAATCGCCCTTAGATATGGCAGAGTCGTATCGAAACCTAGAAAAGTATGTAGGCGCACCGGCGGAAAAAATAGCGCATATTCCAGATTTTGCTAAAGGCGAAAAAGCCGAGTTAGATGCCTTCTACGCAAAAGCGGGTCGCCCTTCTGACCCATCAGGATACAAAATACCTGTTCCAGAAGGCCAAACAGATGTTTTCGCTAAAGAAGCTGCTAACTGGTTCCACGAGGCGGGTTTAAACCCTACGCAGGCACAGCTGTTAGCAGAGAAATTTAACGCGCATTCTTCTACTTTTCAAGAGTCACAGCTAGCCGCATACCAAGAATCTGTTGCAGTGCAGGAAGCTGGGTTACGCCGCGAGTGGGGAGCGGCTTTCGATCAGAATGTACAGTCAGCAAAAACGGCTACTGCGCAATTAGGCCTTAAAACAGAACAAATTGATGCGCTTGAAAAGACGCTTGGCTTTGATGGCCTGCTAAAAATGATGTCTAATATCGGAAGTAAGATCGGAGAGGATCGTTTTATTTCACCCGAATCACAAGGTCAATCGTTCGGGGCTATGACTCCAGCGCAAGCTCAGTCAAGGCTTTCTTCTTTACAACAAGATAAAACTTGGGTTACTAAATATCTGAATGGGAATACGGATGCCAAAGCTGAAATGGAACGACTACAGCGCTTTGCGTATCCGCAATGAGCGACGACGCCGATATCCGTTTAGAATGCGTAAAGGTTGCCGCTCAAGTAAGCAGCCCTTCAATGGCGAATAGGGCAGAGGGTATTGTAGGCATAGCCGAAATCCTGTATTCTTATATTATTGGAGGCTGTTCATCGGACAAGGCTGATAGCGATACCGCTAAAATCCCCCGTAAAAAGCGCAACGCCGATATGTTTAGTTAGCAACATGACCCCCCAAATGGGGACAAGTCGAAGGTACGAATGACCACCTTAACGGCCATTGAAAACTTTTTTCTTTTCCTCATTTTGGAGATTTTAGATGTCGATTAATATTCCTACTCACTTCGTGCAACAATACAGCACGAACGTAGCGTTGCTTCTGCAACAAAAAGGTTCTAAACTTCGCGGTGCTGTTTCTGAAGGACAGCACTTCGGTAAACAGGCTAGCCCTGTCGATCAAATCGGCAAGGTAGAAATGCAACCAGTTATCTCCCGCTTCGCTCCAATGGGACGCGTTGATGCTACTATGGATCGTCGTTGGGTTTCCCCATCAAAGTTCGATCTTCCTCAGATGATCGATAGCTTCGATAAACTTCGCCTTATCACCGACCCAACCAGCGCGTACGTACAAAACGCCGTTATGGCCGCTGGTAGACAAATTGATAGTCTTATCGCTGCAGCGTTTGGCGGAATTGCCAAAACGGGCGAAACAGGAGAAAAGAGTACTTCAGCTACTGCTGGAAATGAAGTAGACGTGGCAGTTGGTGGCCCTAATAGCAAATTAAATGTTGCTAAAATCAAGGCTTTAAAAACGCTTATGATGAGAAAGTTCATCGATTTTGACAATGAAGAAGTTTTCATCGGAATCACCGCTTTAGACCACGAGTCCCTTTTGAACGAAATACAAGTAATCTCTACTGACTTTAACGCACGTCCAGTTTTGATGGACGGTAAAGTAACTGAGTTCCTCGGTTTCAAGTTTATTCACTGCGAATTGCTGGAAACCGCACTAGCAGGTACTAACGAAGTAACCCTTCCAGTATGGTGCAAGAGTGGCATGCATCTCGGTATTTGGAACGACATCCAGAGTTCTATCTCTGTTCGTCACGATCTTCAAGGCGAACCTTTCCAACTGTATACTCAGTTGACAGCCGGTGCGACTCGTATTGAAGAAGATAAAGTTTTCGCAATTGAATCGTATCGCGCTTAATCGGAGAAACGAATATGGCTATTGATCTAACCTTAAAATCCAACGCGATCACTAATCGTGAAGCGTCACCGAGTGTGCAAAACAACCCCGGAGTTGGTGGCGTAGCACGCTTGCAAGCTGTTCAAGGCTATTTAGCCTCTGTAACGGCATCACTAAGTGCTACTTCTGTTATCCGAATGGTTAGCGTTCCAGCGCACGCGGTTATTACTGG